CTCGGCGGGCGTCCAGGCTTCGCCCGTCCGCTTGGTCAGGATCGCCGCAGCGCGGCGCACCAGGCTGGACATGGCCATGTAGCCAGGGCCCTTGCCGGGTGCCGCCCCCGTCTTTTTGAAGACGGCCTGATCCATCAGCGCGTAGTTGGCCATCCAGGCGTCGTTGGTCACCTCGTCGACCACGCCCAGCAGGTTCTGCATGAAGCTGTTGACCTTGGGACCGGACAGGGTGATCTCCGCCGGGTTCTCCGCCGTCAATGCCTGGATGCTGTTGTTGATCCACGCGCTCAGCACGCTCTCGGCCGTGCCCTTGCCCTGCACCGACCGGCCCATGATCTGGACGATCTCCTGGGTGTCGGTCGGCCGACCGGCCAGGGTCCAGTTCGTCCAGGTCGCCAGGGCGTTGTAGGCGTTGCTCTCGACCGACGACTGTGGGCTGGTGGCCGCCAGCAGCGCGGCGAAGCGGGTGGCGTCCTGCAGACCGAAGATCGACAGCAGGGCCTGGGCGCTGTTCTCGTACCAGCCGCGCTTAGCCCGGCCGGACCAGGCAACGCTGGCCATCTCCTCGGCCGACGGCATGTCCTCGACCAGCTTGACGATCTTGGCCGCTGTGTCCTTGCGCAGCTTGGCCTTCTCGTCGTCGGTCAGGTAGGGCAGCACCTTCTTGAGCCCCGGTACGATCTCGGCCAGGGCCCTGGCCTTCTTGTCGACCGGCGGCTGCGCCAGGGTGTCGGCCGCCTCGGGCGCGATCTCGCGCACGTCCATCGGCTCGAAGGCGGTGGCCACCATGCCGAGGGACGGATCGCTCGCCCAGTAGCCGACGTACCCGGCGTCCTTGATCAGCTGCTCGTAGAGGGACCGGGTCTCGCCTTTTTCCCACTGTCCACTTTCGACCATACCTCGGCCCACGTCCCTGAGCCCGTCGGGGTCGTTTGCCATGTCGTAAATACGCTCGGCAGGAACTCGCGCCTCATAGGCGATATTGCCGAGGCCAGCCTCCTTAACATAGCCGCCAGGGCGACCCGGAGCGACGCCGAAGTACGTGCGGGGCGGTGCATAGCTCTTCCTCTCGCGCTCGCTGCGCGGCAGCACCGCGCGCGGGTTGGTCCCCCAGGCCGCCGGGTCCAACTTAGTTAAACCCGGCGTGTCGCCCCAGTGGACGAGACGCACGGTTCCGTCACTCTCCACCGGCGGGGCGGACAGCTGCTGGTCTAGCGTCGGCCCCGCCACGCCCTCGGCCACGATCCTGAGCGGATAGCGGGCCAGCATGTCCTCGGGCGTGATGCCCAGACGCGCGGCCTGCACGGCGTAGAAGTTCGACAGCAGGCCCGCGTAGGCCTGGTTCACGTCGCTGGTGAAGCGGTTGGCCTGGTCGAGCTGGGCGGTGAAGTGCGCGCGCACGCTTTCGGCCGACTGCTTGAAGGCGTCGTCGTCCGCCTTCTCGGTCATCACCCGCTCGACTTCGGCCTCCAGCTCCTTGGCCTGGCCCTGCATGAACACCTTCGCCTCGGCCTGGCTCATATCCAGGGGGTTGGTCTTCATGTGCTCCAGCAGGGAGGAGCTGATCTCGCTGCTGGCCGACACGCCAGCCCACTCCGCCACGGGCACGCGGACGTCGCCGCCGGTGGCCAAGGCCTCCTGCAGTTGGGCCCGCACGCTCGGGAGCTGGGCGACCGGGTCTTGCGGCGACTGGGCCAACTGTTCGGCCAGCACCGATGCGGGGACGTACACCTCCGACACGGGTGCGTTCTCGGCCGCTGACGCCACGAACTCGTCGAAGGATTGCGGCGCGCGCTCGCGCAGCTTCGAGCTGGCGGCTGCCGTCTGCACAGCCTTCAGCGCTTCGGCCTTGAACTCGGCAGCCTCGGCCTGGCGCGCCCGCGCACCGACGGCCTGCGCCGCCTTCTCCACCAGCTTGCCGGTGGTGACGATCCCGCCGGACGCAACCACGGTGGCCACCGCCGTCTGCAGTGCTGCGCTCGGCCTCTCGGCGATAAAATCGCCCACGGACTTCTCGGGGTTTAGCGTCACCCACTCGTTGAAGTCCTGCATCAGGGTAGCGGCCTGCTCCCCAGGGATTTCGCGGATCACCTGATTGACCAGGGTGCGCGCCAAGCTGCTGCCCGCGCCGACGTCCTTGAGCAGCCGGGTGACGGGGAACAGCTCGGTGATCACTTCCGCACCGGCCTGGCCGCCGCCGTACACCAGCGACTGGCCGACGCCTTTTCCCTTGTCCCTGGCCTTGCCGTACTCCTGGCCCCCGACCATCGCCCCCATGCCGCCCAGAGCGACACTCGGGTTGCGCGTGGCGACCGCCGCCGCGATCAGCGGCAGCTGCTGCCCCAGCGACACCACACCGGAATACAGCCCGCCCAGCCACGGATTGTCCGTCTGGGGCATGGCCTCTTCGGTGCGGGCGCTTAGGTACTTGCGGGCCTCATCGCCGGTGGTGCTGATCTGCAGCCCGGTCGGGCGCAGGTACAGGTTGGCCGTCTCGTTAACGGCCTGCACCGCGCCGTAGATACCTTCGGCGGTCCCGAGAGCGGCGGCCTTCCCCAGGTTGCCGAGGGTGCCGAGCGCGTTGATCGCGGTCTCCACCGCCGACAGGTTGTCGACGTCGTCGTGGGCCACGTTCGCGCGCGCGGCCACGAACTCGGCGGTCTTGGGCGAGCGCGCGGCCAGGCCGTCGAAGTCCATGCCGAGCACGGCGGCTTCGGTGGCGATCTCGTCCTTGTTGTTGCGCACGGTCGGCACGGGCACGCCCAGGTCGCGGGACATGCGCTCGACCTCGGCCTCGTAATCCGGGTCGACCTTCTCCCGCATCGCCTGGCCGACAGCCTGCTTGGCTCGTGGTGCTGCGGTGTTCTCGGGGCGGTAGGCCAGGACGTCGTCGACCGCTGATCCGAAGTCCGTCATCTGCTCTTCGCTCGCCAGTAGGCGGACAGCACATCACCGTCCGAGGGGTTCGGTATACCACGCTTCCTGAACTCGTCGCGGATCGCTTTGATGCTCTCCGGCGGGATGTCGCGCACCCGCATGGTCAGCATCTGCTGGTCGTACTGCCCGCCCCACAGCGAGTTCTTGAACGTCAGGGACTTCGAGAACAGCCCGTCGATGTGCTGCTCCACCTCCAGGTCGGTGAACTTCTTGCCGTGTTGCGCCTGCGCCACCAGGATGCTCTGGCGCACGAACCGCTGCACCGCGCCGACGCGCATGGCCTCGGCCCCACTCTTGTCGCGAGCGCGGCTGGGGTTGGGGTCTATGCCCAGGCTCTCCAGCCGGTTGTTCAGCACCACGTTGATGGCCGGGGTGTTCAGCTCTCCTGGCCCGTTGCTGGCCGATCCGGGGCGTTCGCGTGCCGCGATCAGCGACCCTCGGTGCCGGGCGAAGGACTGGAAGTCCCCCTCCGACAGCTTCGCCCTGAAGGCGTACAGCTGTGCGTCGGTCAGGCTGGCCAGATACTCGTCGTTGCTGAGCGTCAGATATGCGACATCGTCAGTCTGCACATCCTCGCCCTTCCCCACGGTGTTGGCGAACGACATCACCGACGACACCTTGTCCGGCGGGATGGCGGCCTTCACTGACGCGGGCAGCGCGGCGTAACTGCCGCCGTTGGCCTCAACCGCGCGCAGCGCGGCGTCGTAGCCCTCGTCCTCGCGCTGCTTCTCACCCTCGGTGATCATCCGGTAGCGGCGGGTCACCTCCTGCTCCGTCAGGCGGCGGCGCTCGGGGCTGTTGCGCACGTCGGGATGCGCCAGTGCGGCGTCCACCACCTCGGCCAGCGTCGGCTTCGGCGTGGTGCCCCCGCCCTCACCCAGCATGCGCAGGCCCTGGGCCACGTAGTCGCGGGTCTCCCTCGGCATGTGGGACAGCCACGACCGGCCGCTGTCACGCGAAGCGCTGATCGCGTCGTTCAGCCTGCCGGGCCCGGCATTGTACGCCGCCCAGGCCATGGCCATGTCGCCCTTGTACTCTCGGATCATGGCGGCCAGGTAGTCACGCCCCACACGCGCGCGCTCCTCGGGGGAGTTGTCGCGGGCGGGTTTGACGCCGTAGCCGGGGTCGGCGTTGGTGGCGTCCATGACCTGCATCTCGCCCTTGGCCGTGCCCTGGCCGGGGACGTTGGGGCCCTCCGCGTTCGCGCGCCCCCGGCTCTCCATGTGCCGGGTGATGCCCACGATCTGGCCGAACTTCGGCCCGTCCAGCAGCGCGGTCACGTTCACCGCCCGGCCGAGATCATCTGATGACGCGGCGGACATCATCGACGTGGTCGTCACCTCCGCCACGCTAGTGGACACGCGACCGTCCACCTCCTTGCCGAGCTGCCCCCGATACTTCAGCACCGCCGCCGGGTTCATTTCCGCAGCGTACTGCCGCAGGTAGGCGTCGGCGTACTCGATGTTGTCGTCCTGCAGCGAGGCCTCCAGCACAGAGCTGTGGGCCTGACTGGTGGCGTCCAGCTGGTCGCTGGCGATCTCCGCCGCCGACCGGCCGAGGATGAAGCCGGTGTCCGCAGTAGCAGCGCGCAGGCGCGCAATACCGGTCTCTACGAACTCAGGGTTAGTGTAGTTGGCCTCAATGCTCTTCAGCTCTGTGGCGATAGTGCCCTTGTTTACGGACAGATTATACGCGCGGAACTGCTCACTCTCGTGCCGTATGGCTGCGCCCTGAAGCGCGCCGCGCAGCTGTTGCGCTTGCGCGTTGAAGTCCCGGCGTTGGTTGTCGCTCTTCAGACCTTCAGAAATCTTGGCGATCTCTTCGTCGAAGCGCTCCGCGTACTCGTCCGCCAGCGGCTTACCGCTCTCTCGGTTCAGCGCGTCGAAGCCCACCACGTCGAGGAAGCCGGGTTCGGTCTTCTGCCCACTGCCGTCGGTGGTGCCGAACTGCAGACGTGTGGCGCGCTCTTTCGCCTTGTTCAGCGCGTCGTCCACCATCAGCCGGTTGGCCTGGTTCTGCACGTCGAGGTAGATGCGCTCCGCCGTGTCGGCAACATTGCCCACCGACCGGCCGAAGTCGCTCAGCTGACGGCCGGATGCGCTGGCCTGATCCGTGGACAGACCGGTGGCCAGGGCCCGCGTGACCGAGCGGTTGGTCACGTCGGCGCGGGCGACCTGCGGCGCGCGGGTCATCAGCGACGGCAAGTTGGTGCGCAGGTCAGGCGCACGCCCGGTCGGTGCCCCAACCGGGGTGGCGATGTCGGGCGACTGCGGCGCGCGGGCGCGGATGTTCTGCGGCCCGCTCGGGGTGCTGTTGCTGCTCAGTACAGGGATGGTCGGCATCAGGCGGCCTTACTTGCTGAGTACCACTTACCGGCGACAGCCGCAGCGGTGTCGAGCAGGCCGGACGCAGCCGTCAGCGTCGGGCTGATCGACGCCGCGCCGACCTGCAGACCGCGCGACTGGTTGGTGTAGTTCTGCGACTGGATGCGCGCGTCGAGCGCGTCGAACGTGGAGTTCGTGCGGATGTTGAGCGCTTCGAACCCGGCCTGGGCCCGCTGGTTGATGCCGTAGAAGATGGCCTCGTCCGTCGCTGCGTTCGCCACGATGGCCGCGCCTTGCCGCTGCGACAGAGCGTCCATCGCTGCCGCAGCGCGGGTGCCTGCCGCATACATGCTGGCCTCGCTGCGTTCGCGCAGCACCTCGGCGTCGATACCCATGCGCGCGCCCATGGCGTTCGCCTTCACCGCCAGGCCCTGCATCCGCGCTTCCGTCATGTCCGCCACGGCCCGCGTGCGATAACCCATGGCGGCCCGCACCGCGTTCTGGTGGATGGTGGTGGCGTCCAGCTCGCCGATGTAGTCGGTGGCGGTCATGATCCGCAGCGAGCTACCCTCGTCCAGCGCCACGCCGTTCGCGGCCAGCCGAGCGATCTGGGTGCTCTTGGTCTGCGCCGTGGCCAGGCGGGACGCCTGCTCCTCCCGGCGGCCAACGTCGAGCACGTCCTGGGCGTCGCGCTCCGCCATGTCGGCGTTGAACTCGGCGACATCCATCATCAGGTTGTAGCTGCCATCGGCGATGGACATGTTGGCGTCGCCGATCTGCAGCTTCAGCCGGGTATTGATGTCGGCGATGTTCAGCGCGTAGTTCGCGTTCAGGCTCGCCACGCCCAGCGTCGTGTCGGCGCTGATACCGGCGAGCGCCATGGTGCTACGGCCCTGCATCTGCGCGGTGCGCAGGGCGATGTCCGCGTTTATGTCGGCGGTGCCGAGCACCGCTTCGGCGTTGATCTCGCCCAAGGCCTTGATGCGGTCGGCGGTGATCCCCGCGATCTCGGAGTTGCGCTTGGCGTCGTCCGCCTGCATCTGCAGGGACAGCTTCTGGCCCTTGGCCGACTTGACGTCGCCAATGGTTTTCGCCGCTCCTGCGGCGGCTGTCAGCCCGGCGATTATCAGCAGTGGCAGCATCAGACCATCTCGAAACGGTGGAAGGGCAACCCTAGCACGCCCTGCGGTTCCGGGTCATGCACCGTGAAACCCATGTAGCGCAGCCAGCGCACGGCGGCCTTGTTGCGTGCGTCCACGAAGTTCACCAGGTACGGGAACGCCTGACGCGCCTCGTCGATGACCCGCCGCGCGATGCGCGTCAGGTTGGCCGCGTCGCCGCTGGCTGCCGGGGTGCCCACCATCCAGGGCATGGCGGAGCCGGGAGTGGGGAGCGGCACGAAGCCGAATAGCGCCGCCGGTTGCCCGTCGCGCAGGGCGAGCCGCGTGAACGCCGAGTGCTCGACGCTCTCCTCCAGCACCTGATATGGCGACTGACCGGTGAAGGCGATCAGCTCGTTCATATCCACCTGGCGCATGTGGCGCACAACGTACGCCACGTCCCAGGGCGTGATCGTCTCCAGCAGCCTAACCCCCAATGGTCACCTCCAGAGACAGAGACGTGATGGTGATCGGCGTCGGGTCCGTGTGCTCGATGTACACCTGGCCCCCCTCCGACCAGTCCGGTGTGATGGGTACGCCGCGCACCCAGCTCTTCAGCCCAGGGGGCGTGCCGTAGGGCTCGTTGGTGCGGATTTTCATCTGCACCAGCTTGTTGAGTGCGGGTCCGATCTTCGGCGCGCCGCTCTCGTATAGCCGCACCCATACCTTGTCGACGCTCTTCGGTCGGCCGGAGCCGACGCCGGGCATCTCGAATGCGGCGGGCAGTGTGCGCAGCTGGCCGGTGATTGGCAGACCGATCTGCAGCACGCTGGTGGCCGCCGGGAGTTCATCCGGCAGCCCGCCACCGTCGACGACCTGCGGCGGGTACACCGCGCCGTCGCCGAGGATGTTGACCGTCAGCCCCTCCAGGTGGTCGAGCCCGTCCGTCACCGTCGTGATGGGGGTGCCGTCATAGGTGATACCGGCGTCCACGAAGAATGCGTCCTCCGCGTCGCCGAACAGGCGCGAGGCGAAGCGCTCCACATAGCGCACGGTGGCCTCGCCGACTGTGCGGTTCACGACCACGTACACCGCGTCCTCGTCCCCCTCGGGGACGGCGCACACGCTCTCGAAGGTGCCCAGGGTGTCGTGCTGGTGCCAGGCGAATACCTCCTGCTTGGGCAGGTAGGTCAGGCCCAACAGCTTGCCGTTGCTGCTGACCATCCACACTATGGGGTAGGGGGCCTCCGCGAACGCCATGTCGACCACGGTCAGGCTGTTGAACAGGTGCGGCGCGCGCAGGGACAGGTCGTCGCTCTCGTAGCCGATGTCGCCGCCGACGTAGCTCAGCTGGCGGGCGTGGCCGCCTCGGGACGCCGCGTACACCAGGTTCTCGTTGGCCACCACCGGCTGGACGTTGTTGGCCCCCACGAAGCTCTGGGGTTTGACGTTGAAGGTCAGGGCGGTGAGGGCGTCGCTGTTGACCGACCATACCCGCCACACGGCGGAGCTGGTCAGGATCACCATGTCCTGCATGGGCACGATGTGCCGGATGGTGTTGGCCTGCCGGGCGGCGACGCGGAAGGAAATCGCGTCGTCGTCCCTGGGCGGGATGGAGTAGGTCAGGTTGCTCTCGGTCCCCGAGCGCGTCATCCACAGGTTCTGCGGCCGGTTGGTGGTGCCGCCGAACGCACGCCGCTGCTCGTGATAGCTGACCGCCGCAGGGTACTCCCCCGCGCCCGAGATCGGATCGTTCGCCTCGGGCGGCGTCTTCGACACGTCCGGTGTGATGTTGTCGTCGCGGAATGTGAGCAGCGTGGTCTGGCCCAGGTAGCCGTAGAGGCCGTTGTCCAGCTTGTAGACGTTGTAGCGCACCGCGCCGGTGACGGCGTCCCAGGTGATGGTGTTGTAGGCCCCCACCGCATTCAGGTTGTTGCTCGCGTCGTCCGACGACGACACCAAGCTCTCGTCCACGCCGCCGTCGATGGCGGTGACCACATACTCATGGTCGATCAGATCGGTGCCGGTGACGGTGGCCGTAGCGGTCACGTTGCCGGGGGGCGACAGCGTCGATGCGAAAGACACCACCGACAGCACCCACTGGGTGGCCCCAAGGCGGCGCAGCTCGCGCGCCGCGTAGCTGGGGTGGACGATGGTCAGCACGTCGGCCGACTGCACATAGTGCAGGGCGAACAGGTCCGCCTCGTCGTAGGGCGAGGGTATCTCGTATGCCGCGCTGGGCAGCGCGTACCAGTAGGTGGCGTTCGGGGGCGCGTTGCCGGTGGTGGCCGCCACGCAATAGTAGTTCGTGCCGCTCGACGAGACCAGGTCGCCGACCACATACGCGGTCGCGCCATTATAGGCGGCGGGCGACCCCGCCAGCAGAGTGGCCCCGGCGGTGTGGAAGCGGATCACGCCGTCGCCGAACTCCAGCACCATGCTTTGCTCGGTCGAGTAGACGAACGGGATGATCCGCGTCGCCTTCGAGCTGTCCGCCACCTCGCGCACGAAAGCGGTGCCGGGGCGGTTGGCCACCGGGCCGTGGGGGAGGGTGATGAAGTTACGGCACAGGGCCAGGCCGGTCTGGTACTTGCCGTCGTCGATGCGGCCCCAGAACTCCTCGGTCACCTCTCCACCGGCGAAGGACTTGGTGTGCGTGCGGGTGCTAGCCACGGGCGGCGATCCAGCCGGGTGTGTGCTCGGGGCGGGTCTTGCTCTGCGTCGCATTGCTGCGGGTCGCCGCAGCGTACTGGGTTATGAAGGTGGCGTAGGCCGTACGCGCGGCGTTCGTGCCGGTCTCGCCCTTGAGCAGCGGGCCCGCCACGTAGGACGCCAACAGCCAGCTCAGGCAGTCGACGAACAGCGGCGAGAACCGAGCGGGGTTGGTGACGCGCGAGATGAAGCGAACGGTCGCCACCGGCGTGTTGGTCAGGATCATCACCTGGTCGGTGCTGTCGCTCTCCTGCTCAAACTCGACGCCGTCGGAGATGTCGTTGGTGTAGCCCTCGGGCAGCACGCTCAGCACGCGCAGGCAGTTGTTCGGCTCCGCGTAGACGTACTGCCAGGAGGTGAAGGTCTCATCCAGCTGCGCCAGCAGCGTGCGCCGGGTGGCGAACTTCCAGGGGTGCATCTCCAGCAGGGTGTCGCGGGCGATGGGTAGCCACAGCGCGCAGTGCTCCGCCTCGGCGCTGCCCTCGGGCGGATCGAGGGACGAGACCGATGCGTCGTCGCCCAGGTGGGCCAGAGCCAGGTTGGCTATCGCTACGTTCGTGGTGGCCATGTAGCCCTCAGAAAAACGGCCCCGGCCTGAACCGGGGCCGCTATCGGCTTAGGTGAATGCTTGAGCGCTGGGCTCAGGCGAGATCGCTGCCGTCATCGTCCTCGGTAGCGGCGGGTGCGGCCTTGCCGCTCTTGCGGCCCGCTTTGGAGCCCCCCTTGCGCCCATCCCCGTCGTGGTCGAGCGGGTCGATGAGCTGCAGGTTGGGTCCGGCTTTGCCGTCGTACTCGACGATGTCGCCCTCGTCCCTGAGCTGGTGGCCGATGTACGACCGCTCCATTACGCGATAGCGGGGCATGGTGAAGTCCTTGTGCTGTTGAAACGGGAGTGGTGGGGCGGAGCCGAAGCCCCGCCCCTACGCGCTACAGGGTAGAGAAGCCGCTCGGGAAGTAGGTCAGATCGGTGACGTCCTTCACGATGCGGGCAGAGATCGACCCGGCGGAGTGGGTGCCGGTGCCGACGTACTGCACGCCGAGGTAGCGCTGCGCGGCGGTCGTGGCGAGCGGGCGCGGCGGGATCGGCATGTAGAAGTTGAACCCGGCCACCAGGGTCGCGTCCGCGAAAGTCGGCGAGGTGGCGAGCACTGTCGGCGAACCCAGGTTGGCGGCGGCCGAGGTGATGATCTGCGCGTAAACGGCGGTGCCGCCCGCGAAGGCCACGTCCACGGTGAACAGGACGAACAGGCGTTCGCCCACACCCTGGTCGCGCTTGGTGACACCCAGATCGACGGTGTTCGTCGACACATAGGTGGCCGCGTTGCGGATGTCCGCTTGTGCGTCGGAGAGGAGGAGCAAGGCGTCGGTGATCATGTGATTTGTCCCATGGGGTGAAAACCTAAGCGACGGGCCCGGCGCTAGCCGGGCCCGCCACCGGCGGTTTAGGTGACCCGCGCCTCCGTGTTCAGGAGCCTGTCGACCCGGCGCATCGGGATGCCGAGGAAGGTGGCCCACATGGTGGGGGTGCCGAACTGCGTCAGCCCCTCCTTAACCGCGACGGCGCTGGAGGACTTGTTCAGCCCCTGGATCGCCAGCTGCGTCCAGACGGTGCGGTTCATGTAGAACACCGCGCGTCCGGCCCCGAGGTTCGGGATTTTGGCCATCGCCCTGACCATGAGCTTGATCAGGTCCGCCGCCGAGCTTTCGGCCACCAGGTTGGTGGTGTCGATGTTGGCGATGCGCACGACGTAGCGCCAGTCCTTCACCACCAGCCCGTTGTCCCAGGTGAAGTGGGTGCGGTAGGCCTGGAAGCGTCCACCAGCGCTGTCGATGATGGTGTCTTCGCCCAGGTCTTCCTGCTTCAGGCCCGCGCTTGAGCCCTTCGGGAAGGTGCCGAAGACGGTGTTGTCGCCCCAGACGACCAACCAGATCGACGTGTTGACCGAGCTGGTGCCCAGTGCGTCGATGATGTTGCCGCCGTTACCGGCGGACAGCGAGGAGTAGCGCGGCGCGAGGCCGAGGTACTTCTTCGGGTCCGTCGCCGGGTTGCCGTAGAGCATGGTCTCCGCCTGCTCTTGCGACATGGCCTCGATGAAGGCCTTGTCTTCCGAGAGGCGGAAGGCGGCGGTGTTGCCGTTGAGCGCGGCCAGCTTGACGTCGATCTCGCTGTACGCTTCGAGCATGCCGACCGTCTCGTCGACCTGAGCGGTGGTCGACTTGCTGGTCGGCACACCGGCGTTCAGGGCGCGCCAGTAGACGGTGGGCAGGCCGGTGCGGACGATGACGCGGTGGCCGGTGGGCAGGTTGCCCTCGACGAACATCGCGTCTTCGAGGATTTCGTTGGTCTGAGCCAAAATCTCCACGAACGTGGGGATGTTGCCTTCAGGGTCAACGCGCTTCGCCCAGTCCGCGAGGGTGAGGGCGTTTGTTGCCAGAGTGGACATGGCTCACTGAGCCTCCGTGAGGGTTGGTCCGATCAGGCCGCTTTGTTCTTGTTGCGGGCCTGGGTGGGATACATGCGTTCCTCGGCCGTGAGCTTGTCGCCGGTAGCGGCGTCCCCCACGACGAGGCGGTCTTCGCTGATCGCCTGACCGACCTTGAGAAACATCCGAATGACTTCGGGGTGGTTCCCCAGGCCGCTGTCGTTCAGCAGCGCGGTGAGGGCGGGCGTAGCGAAGGTGGCCTTCGCCTTGTCCACCACGACCAGGTTCTCGGTGAGCTTCGCGCCCCCGATCTCCGGGTCGGCCTTGGACTGCTCCAGCCACTGGGCCTTGGCGGTTTCGAGCTGGGCCAGGTGCTGCTCGTTGGCCTTCTCGACCAACTTCAGCCCCAGGTTCAGCACGCTCTGCGCCTTGTCCTGCGGGAGGTTCAGTTCCTTGGCGAGGCCCGAGAACTCGGTGGTCAGATCGGCGTCGAGTTCGACGTCGTCCGGCACCGTGAACGCGGCGTATGCCTCCGGCGCGCCTTGCGGCTCGGCGGGGGCGTCGGCCTCGGTTGTGGCCCCATCGTCCTTGGTCGCTGCTTCTCCCTCGGGCGCGGCTTCGGTCGCCGGAGCGGCCGGAGTGGCGGGGATCGCGGGAGACGAACCATCGGCGGGAGCGGCTGCAGCGGGTGCGGCAGCGGCGTCAGCTTCAGGCGTCGGCGTTCCGTCGGACATTCTCAGAGTGCTCCGTGAGCATGGTCGTGAACAGAGCAGCGTCGTTACCGATTAGCAGGGCCATGAGCCGCTGCCCGAAGTTGCGATTGCCCTCTAGGAAGGCAGTATGCGTCGCGTCCCCGACGGTATAACTCAGTCTGAACACTCCCGATTTCTCTAGCAGCCGCCACACAATGCGGCGACCGATCTTGCTTTTCATGAGCCAGACCAGGTCCGACATCTCCAACTCCTTCTCCAACTGCTCCGGCGTCTTGCCGTTGCCTTTGGGCTCGGAGATGTCGTGCGGGTCGTAGTCCTCGCTCATCGCAGCAAGTTACGTGCGGGCGTGACGCATTATGCGCACCGCGTCTTAGGCGACGAAGGCGAGCTGCTCCCAGACCGGGACGGCCAGCGTGCCGGTGTTGGAGTAGTAGTCGCCGGACGAGATGTCGACGAGCAGCGAGCCTATGCCCGCCGTGCCGATCCCAACACCGGTGCCGCCTTCCAGCGCGTCTTCCGCCATGGCGGTCACCACGCCCGAGCCGTCGTCGGCCGAGCCGCTGTCGCTGGTGTCTACGGCCACCGTCACCAGCGCAGCCGCAGCGGCACTGGCCTCGATAGCCGCCAGCACGTCGGCGGCGGTCGAGGTGATGTCCCCGTTCTCGTCGGTGGCGAGCGACACGACGATGTCGGTGCCGTCCACGGAGACGGACAGCTCGGCGTCGTTCGCCGCAGGGTCGACGTAGGCGATGGTGACCGCGTTGCCGTCTGCGCCGTAAGCGACGGCGGTGAAGGTCAGCCCATTGTCGTCGCCGGTAGGGTTGACGTCGAGGGTGGCCTGGGCGCTCGCATCGGGCGCGCCGTCGTTGTGGTAGATGCCCCAGTCCGAGCCCAGGCGCGCCTGTGCGTCGCCTGGCGCGACCTGGTTCACGGTCTTCGCGTCCAGCGCATCGATGGCGTACTCGTTGACGGCGAGCCGCCCTTGAGGGCCGAAGTTGTCGTAGTTTCCGGGGTAGTTTTGGCGCAAGCCCATGGTCGTCTCTCCTAGTCGTTTTGACAGCGGAAGCTCAGATCAGCTTGCCCGCACTACGAAACCACGAAGTCGGCATTGGCGGTGAAGGTGTGGATTGTGTAGCCGCCGCTGGTGGTTATCGCGCCGCCCGTGGCCGAGATCGCGCCGGTGAGGTATCGAATGATGACGACGCCAGAGCCGCCAGCGGTGGCCCCGCTGCCTGCGCCCGATCCGCCCCCGCCTCCACCACGATTGGCGGTTGCCGCTGTGGCGGGAGTTGAGGTTGAGCCCGTCCCCCCGGAGCCAGCACCCGCACCGCCTGTGCCGAAACGATCAGCGGTGTAGGCACCCGCGCCGCCGCCCGAGCCGTAAGTGACCGAGGCTCCCGATATGGAGGAGGCCACGCCGGGGCCGCCGTGTCCTCGGTTCGCGCCGCCGCCGTCCGATCCGACACCGCCAGCCCCGCCACCGCCACCACCAGAGGCGTTGGAGTTAGACGCGGAGGCCCCGCCCCCTCTGTACCCGGCGGTGGCCGTGCCGTAGCCGGTCGATCCGCCGCCGTCCTGCGCGCCGCCGCCCGATGCGCCGTTGCTGCCTGGGCCGTCTGAGTAGCCGCCCGAGCCCGCGCCCCCGCCCCCGCCCACAGCGGTGTAGCCAAGGCCGGTGGTGCTTGCGCCGTTGGCTCCGTTGGCGGACGAGACTGTTGCGCCGCCCGCGCCGACGACGATGGGATAGGTCCCTGCGGCGATAACTACGCCGCTTTCGGACCTAACCTCGCCCCCGCCCCCGCCGCCAGCACTGTAGCCTTGGCCGCCAGCACCCCCGCCGCCCACCAGCAAAATGTCGAGCAGCATCGGCAAGGCGCTGCTACGCCTCGCCCCTACCATCCGCCCTGGTTGAACCAGCATTAGGCCACCGGGGTGATGAACAGCGCCCCGTCCTCAGTGTCGCGGATGGCGGCGATCTTGTGGCCCGAGGTGATCTGGATGTACTCGGTCTGCCCCGCCGCCATCGGGAAGCCCGCGTTCCCCGCCGCTGTCGCCGTGGGTTCGGCGGCCGAGTACACGAACATCGCCTTGGTGGCGTAGAGACGCACCTCCGTCGCCGTGATCGCGGACGACTGCGCCGAAGTGCTCGTCACCGTGACCTTCTGGCCGTTGGTGTAGTCCAGGGCGCGGGTGGTCTGTCCTTTAGCGGGTACGTCCTGGTCGGACGCCCAGGTGACGGCCAGCGACGCGGCCTTGGTCTTCTGCCCCAGGCTGGCCGGGACCAGCGCGATCAGGCTGGTGAGCCGCTGAGCGATCCGCTGAAGCCGACCGTTCAGACCGCTGTCGGCCGTGTCGCCCGCCGGTGCGGTTTCATCCACCGCGCCGATGGCGGCGCTGGCTCCGATGCCGACCTCGCCGTTCCACGGGGTCATCAGCCCGTCTTCGTCCCTAACGAACAGCTCCATGGTCGTCTCCTAGTAGCCTTGCGGCGCGGGCGAGCTGTAGCCGCTGAATTGGTTGAGGATGTCGGCCCCGGCGTTGCTCGCTCCGCCTTGGGTGGCCACGCCGCCCGCCTTGTTCAGCGCCTCGGCACCAGCCTGGGCTTGGGCCAGGGCAGCGGCCTGGGCCTGCTCGTCGGCCCGCCGCTTGCGCACCAAGGCGACCTTGTCGCCCGCGACCAGCAGTTCGGGCGGCACGCCCAGCATGTCGCTGTACTGCTCGGCCCAAGCGTCGGCGTCGAACTTGTCCAGCACCTCCGGCTCGATGCCCGCCACCACGCCCAGGCTGCCGACGTAGCGGTCGATGCTGTTGGTGGCCACCGCGCGCTGAGCCTGGGCCAGCATGGAGACGAACTCGACGTTCAGGTCCATGCCCTCCAGCTCCGGCGGGGGCGGGGGCAGGATGCCCGCCGTCACCATGCGGACGAAGGTGTTCTCGATCAGTGGGTCGAGCAGCTCGTTGTGCAGCCGCTCCAGCACCGGGCCCAGCATGAGGAGCTTCTCCTCGTGCCGCTCGGCCACCTCGGTGGCGGTCATGCGCAGGTTGTTGGCGCTGGTGGCCAGCATCAGGAACAGGTCGGCGTAGAACGTCGAGCGGATGCGCTCGCGCACGTCCTGAATGTCGGCCAGCAGGTGGTCGAGGTTGAGGTTGACGTCGAACAGGTTGCGCACACCACCACCGGTGGTCTCGTCCATGTAGGTGACGCCGCCAGGGAGGGTGTCGGCCTCCTGCCCCTTCATGTGAGTGGGCAGGCGGTAGGGCGGCTTCGACATGTAGTCGATGCCCTGGGCCTTGCGCAGCTGCTCGTGCTGCAGCTGGCGGATGTCGCCGAGCGCGTCCATGCCGGGGGAGTGGCCGTAGATATCCTGGCCAGCCAAGTCCCACCTGGGGGCGAGGCCTGGGAAGTCCTTGTAGCCGCTCTCGCGGAGGTACTTGTCGCGCGGCCCTTCCTGCTCGAAGTAGCACGACCTCCAGGCCATGTTCGGCGCGTCGAGCTTCGACGGATCGCGGTCGGCCCGAGGCTCCACGGCGTGGACCAGGGTGACCCACTCGTCGAGGCTGCCCTGGTCGTACAGCGACCGTGTGCGGTTGCTCAGGTTCTTGAGGCCGAACTCCTTGACCACCGCGCCGACGGGCTTCTGGAACTCGCGATAGGCGGTGTCCACTCTGCCGTAGGCGTCGCAAGCCAGGGCGTACTCGCCAGCGGTCATCACCGTGTGGTGGATGACATTTTCGAAGTGCGGTTGGGTGATGATCAGGTGTGTGCCGAAGCAGCCCAGTTCCTTGTAGCAGGACTGCAGCGCGTTATAGGTGTTCGACGTGGCGAAGATGCGCAACATCATGCGCGTTACCTGGGCCAGCCACACCTGCACTGGGCCGTGCTTCAGCAGGTCTTGGTCGGCGATGGACAGTCGGAACCACGGACGGGCCGGACTGGTCATGCCCGCCATCATCCCGGCGACCAGCGTGCGCAGGGCCTTGGTCGCGGTGCTGTCGTAGATGTGGTTCTGCCGCTTGTCGCCCTTGTTGCGATCCGTCACCAGGAAGCGCGAGTTGCGCGGCAGGATGCTGGTCGACAGGTCTTTCCAGTGGCTGTCCCACGACGCGCGCTCGCGCCACAGCGCGCCCTTGCGTGTGTAGAGCTTGTCCTTGGTCCGGTCGGCGGCTTCCGCCATCTAGGCCCCCAACAGGGTGGCGCGGCCGAGCGGGAGTGCGGACGTGCCTATGCCGCCAGGGCCGGACTGCGCGGTGCTGCTCTGCCCCTTGGACATGCGCAGCTTGTTCTGACGATACAGCTCGCCGAGGTTGGCCTTGCGCGGCTTCTGACCAGTATTGCGCTTGGCCGCCTCCAGGTCGGCTTTCGCCGCTGCCTGCTGCTCCCTGATCTGGGTCAGCATGCTGGTGACCAGCTCTCCCGACTTGTCCGCCGCCCCCTGGCTGTCGGCCAAGGTCGCGGTGAACGTGTCGGTCATGGTCTGCAGCGCGGTCTGGTTCTGCGATTGGATGCCCGCGATCAGCTCTTGATTGCGCGCCTCCTGATCGGCCAGGGCCTTGTCGATTGCGGACTGCTGATCGGCGATCAGCTTGTCGGTCTGCGACGCGGCCTCTTCCGTGGCCTTTGACGACGTGTCGCGCGCCTCCGCCAGCAGCGCGGCATTGCCAGCGGCGTTCTGGGCCGCCGCTGCCCGGCTTTTCTTGCCGCCGACGCACATTGCGCGAAACCTACCTCATGTTGGAGTAGGGGTCATATTCACCGCGCTTGGTCCGATTATGCGCACCGGGCAGGTTGGCTACCTTCGGCGTGTCGATCTGCGCGAGGATCAGCGCGCTCGCCCGGTCGGGGCTGCGGCCGATGCGGTCGATGATCTCGTCGCGCCCCTCCACCTTGATGATCGGGCCCCGCAGTTCCCAGCGTGGCGCGGTCAGATCGGCCCGCAGCCGCTTGTCGGGCGGCAGCGCTACGCCCTGGTTGTTATCGGGGTCCAGCGCCTCGCGCATGTCCCACCACAGCTGGCTCCGCAAGTTGGCGAACCGCAGCTTGCCCGACCGGTCGGTGGACAGGCTCTTCTCGGCCACGTTCACGCCGACGGTCTGGTGGCCGACGTTCAGGATGTCGTAGGGGCTCGCGCCCACGCCGATGACGTCGATGTGGATCACGGCGCGGTCACGCAGCCGCGCCACCACCAAGCCCGCCACGGCGTGCCCGTCAGGCGTCTCCTTGCCGGGGTGGGCGTCCAACTCGTCGTACCAGTTGCCGTACCGAGGGGCGAGGGTGGTCTCGTCGCCTCCGCCTCTGGCCACGTCCACGCCCAGGCTGTCCATGGGCGGCTTCACGCCGTTGAACGCGAGCCGCTGCTCCTCCCAACGCGCCATGGCCGCATCCACCCAGGCCGTGGGGATGACCTGCCAGATGTCGTCCTGCACACCGGCCATGAAGTCGCCGTTGAGCATCTGGCTGCGCAGCGGCTCGGGCAGGGCCTGCAGCTGGCTGACGTACTCGGTATCCATGAGGAACCTGTTGTCCGTGACCTTGGAGGGGATGAACGTGCGGCTCTTGGGCCTGATGACCAGCACCTGCCGCTCGCGCCGGAAGTCCTTCGGGTCGAAGTCGTAATTGCGGGTGCCGTCGTCGTTGAAGATGAAGCGGCGCGCGTCGGGCACCTCAATGTCCTTGCCCTTGAGCGTGGCGAACCACCGCAGCTCACCCGGCTTGGCGGGGTTTGGGTGTTTGGGGTCCAGCCACGGGGCGAAGAAGTCGATGATCCACCGGCCCTCGGCGCTGGTCGGCGGGTTGAAGGTCAGCAGAGCCTGACAGCGCTGGCCCTTGTGTGTCGTGCGCAGCCAGCCGAGCAGGAAGCGCACCTGGGCCTCTAGGAAGTTGGCCGCCTCGTCGAACACCTTCAGGTCGTGAGGCCTGCCCTGCCAGCCTCTCTCGTCGCCCAGGTTGGGCAGGGAGCCGAACTCGATCTGCTGCTTGACGCCGTCGGGCCTGACACGCCGCCACACGCGCTTCTGGCCGTTGAAGCCGTCCTTGGAGCCGATCAGCTCCTCGAAGCGGTCTTCGATGCCCTGCATCTCGGTGCCGACGCGGCGGAATACAGCGGCGCGCCGGTGGCAGCGCAGGGCCTTGCCGCAGGCCAGATCGGTCTTGCCGCCACCAGCGGCCCCGCCGAAGCCGATGATGTCGGCCTCGCTCTCGAAGGCCATGGTCTGGGGGCCCTCCTGGGGCACCCACGGTATCCTGCGCTTCAGCTCCAGGCCGACGAGGTATAGCCGCTCCAGCGCGCTCCTGGTGATGCGCATGGCTACGCCAGGTCCGAGACGAACTCTTCGCCCTCGTCCATCTCCAGGTCGTCGTCGCCGGGGATGGTGAGCGTGCCGGAGTTGACCAGCTCCTGCACGGCGGCCAGCAGCTCGTCGTCGGTCATGTCGCGGATGCGCACGTCGATGGAGCCTGAGTGGTTCAGGTCCAGCTTGTCGCCGTAGACCTTGGGCTTCAGCTTCCCGGCCATCCACCGGCGTTGGTCAATCTGCAGGCGGCGATGGCCGAGCATGTCCTCCTCGACCTCCTCCACGTCGCCGTTGGGCTTTACCGTGCGGCGCACGCCCCGCTGCTGAGTGTCCGCGATCTCCAGGGCCTGATACGCCAGGGTCTCGGCTTGAACCTCTCGGGCGCGCACGTACTGCTCAACAAATCCTGGGGTGGTATCGAGCCACTTGAAGACCGTCGGCATGGTTGGGAAGTCAGGCTCTGAGCAAATCGCCCTCAGGCTCTCGCCCGACGCAATGCGCTCGCAGATTATGTCGCCTAGGAACTGGGTGTACGGAAAGGGTGCTGGCATGGTGCGCGCAATTTACTGCGCGCTCAGCGGATTATGCGCACCGCGCAAAAAGAACGCCCCCAGCACTGGGCTGGGGGCGTTGGTGCAAAACCACCAAGTTCAGGGGGAACTCGCGGACCCTAGCCGATAGCGGCGCAGACCGCAATACTGACAACCAGGATCGCGATGACGAGCAGGACGTAGTACCAGCTCTCGGCCCCTTGGTCCTGGCTGCTGATCCGCTGCCGCCTCAGACCGATGCCGGAGCTGCCGTAGGGCTGTCCTCCCTGCCGCTGGGCTTGGCCCCGCGCGTGTTGCGCGGTGCCGTCGAAGTCGTTGTTCATGGTCTCAGTCTCCGATGCGTAGAGCCCCGTGCTGGGGTCTACTGGGGTCAGGTCGCCCTCCTGGGCGCGTCGAGCTGCGCGGCTGAAGTTCTCAGCCTCTCGCAGGTAGGCGACCCGAGCGGCGCTGCCCTCGGGGTGCTTGATGGCCAGCTGCCGTTTGGCGTCGGCCTTGGCCATGCGGGTCCGGCACAGGGTGGCTGCGACGTGGCTCATGTGCTGGTCTCCTAGACGTGGTTGATGCACTCGGGCCCGAAGCCCGATGCGATGGAGCTGGGCACGGTGAGCTTGCGCCCGCACCGGCCGCAGCGCCCCTCGTGCCAGACCTGCAGCCCCTCGGGCACGCGGCCCACGTTGAGGTGCTGCCAGCTCCAGGCGAAGGCCTTGGCGCTAGGCGCGCCCAGGCCGATCCGCGACTTGCGCCCGTGCACGAACCGCCCGTCGGGGAAGATCGTGCCCAGGAACTGGTAGTCCGCCTCGTTGTCCGATCCGGTGAGAACCTTGACGAAGCGCGGAGCATCATTGCTGTGGTCGATCACCAGCCCGCCATTCTCGGTGGGCTTGGTGGGGGCCTTGACCGCGTACGTGAACCGCGCCCCGGTCCTCTCACTGGCCAGGGTCACGGTCGCGTTGCCGCCGAGGATGAAGGTGCGGGCGTCGAGCCCGTTCTCAATGCGACCGCTCACGAGATCACCCCGTCGGCCAGGAGCTGTTGGGCGGTGCGGCCGAAGAAGCCTTGCAGCTGGTAGGCCAGGCCGGTGTCGTGCAGATGCTGCCAGGCCTCGATCACCTCGGCCTCATCATCCGCTTCCTCGAAGCCCTCGGCGAGGGCGACTGCGCGATAGTTGTCCATGCTGGTCTCTCCACGGGGGTTTGTCCCCCAACCTGCTCTGCCTAGATGACAACCGGTTGCTTGTCAACGGTCGAGGTGCCAGTGCTCCCTGGACATCGCGCCGACCCGACGCCGGTAGGTGACGATGTCGTGGATCGTGCTCTTGCTCGCCCCGTACAGCGCCATCAGGCTGGGGTAGTCCACCTTCATCGGGACGCGCTCGCGCGCCTCCCACAGGTCCCTGATCTCCTCGACCTCCTGATCGCTGAGCTTCGCCCGGCCGTGCTCCTCCCCCACGCGCCAACGCCCCTTGTGGGGTGGCGTCAGGCTGGTTGTCGAAAGCAGATCGCGTCTCATAGCTACTCCACCGTCAGTGTAACAGCGTAACAAGCGTAACCACCATATTGCCTACCTTACTAGGAGGGGGGTATTTCTATAATCTCTTTTCCCCTTATAGTTGGGGGTAGGTTGTTACTGTTGTTACCACGCTGAAAATGTTGAAGAAAAGGTTGTTATTTTATGTCGTTACAGGTTGTTACTTGCGTCACTCCACCTGCGCGCGGGCCGCCCGCCCACCCTGCGCAGGGCATTATCCAACCCGAGACCACGCAAAATTCTGCTAACTCGCATTTCTTCGCGCCTTCCCACCCGCTCAGGGTTCATGCCCACCGCGAACTGCAGACACTCCGAAGACGTAAATCCTCGCGTCCTGGGCGTTGAGCCGTCCAGATCGGCCCTGTCGACCCACTCCGCCACCGTGTCGTCCCACACGTCGCCGACCTTGAACGCTGCGTGCTCGCCACGCGCCAGCCGCTCCGCCGCCGCCCACTCCACGCCGCCAGCCCGCCAGCGCACCAGGGCCTCGGCCCACAGCTGGTCGCGGTCGCGCTCGATCCCCTCGACGTCGACGTGCGCGTCATCGGGCAGCCCCACCGGCAGCCAGCGTCGCTCGCCCTCGTCGTCGGCCAGGAACTGCTTGGGGTTGATCGTGCCCCACATCAGGCAGCGACGCGGGAAGGTGATGGCGTACTCCAGGTACTTGGGTGTCCACTTCTCGTGCCGCTTGGTCACCCAGGCCCTGATGCTCTCCGCGTCGCGCGAGTTCAGACCCTTCAGCTCGGCCAACTCGCCGACCAGCAGGCCGCGCATCAGCCGCGACAAGTCGTCGTCCTTGTCGTCCAGCTTCAGCTCCGCGAAGAACGCCTCCGAGGGCGCGATGGCCGCCACGCCCGAGGACTTGCGCTGGCCCTGCCTGCCCTGCAG